CACGTGTCTATCGATGGTGGGGAGGTCCCTGGACTCCTCATCGCCATTATCACAGCTGGCATTTTGATTTACCTTTTGTGGAAGTTAGTGATTTTTGGCAAGGAATGTGGTCTACGTGTTTGGCACTGGATCCACAGGAGTGAACGTGATGTTTATGTTGACAACATGCTCCGTGGGGAGGATGGTGTCGCCGGCACTGGTGTTAAGCCTAGTAGGGTTAGAAGGGGACCAAGCCACTTGGGTAGGGACCAGCTCGTTCGCGAATTGGTCTTGATTCTCAAGGAGAGGCATGGCGCTCCGACACCTACTGCCGCCAATCTTAAGATGCTTCGTTGTGAGGTTCGTGAGTTGTTGGAAGGACATGGTGTTCATGAGGGTCAGAGGCTAGCAATATCAACGCGTGCCATCGCCCTCGCCACCATTCCGTCTGATGACGAAATCGAGATGCAACGCTTGCTGGCCAGTTCATCTGCGTATGAGCGTGGCCATTGGCGGTCCTCTTTTTAGGGGGGCTTGGTAAGGATACCTTCGCGATCTTATACTTCGAGTATATCGCATCCTGACTTGAAGGTAGTCCGCCGCCAGGCTGTAGTCAGGCCTCGTGAGTCCACTCATTTTTGCGGGTTATCCCCCCCGCGGACTCTCGGGACGTTTTGTGGGGACATCAACACCCTGGCAAGTGCACTCCTGGAGAGGATGTACTTCTGTAGAGTGGACGGGGAATTGAAACCTCCCTTGTCCGTTGATGATTCGATCGTTTTAGCACGGTGCCAATGGTTTGTTGAACGAATTCACAAGCATTTGCCTTCTTTCACCCCGGTTTCCCTGTGGGATTTCTCACAGATGTATAAGGGTCCGAAGAAAGCGTGTTATGAGAAGGCTGTTACATCATTATACCATAAGCCAGTGCGACGACGAGATGCTGAGTCAAATTCTTTTGTGAAGCGCGAGAAAGCCAAGTTTCGTAAGGCTGCTCGCTGCATTCAACCGCGTGATCCGAGGTACAACGCGTCCATAGGGCGATACTTAAAACCACTTGAGCATGAGTTATACAAGGTTGTTGGTCGCATGATGGGTGAGCATACAGTGATTACCAAGGGGTTAAATCTCATTGGTGTTGCCAAGTGTTTGCACCAGAAATGGGAACACTTCAAGCGTCCAGTTGCGCTGGGACTTGATGCAACTGCGTTTGATGCTCATGTTAGCCCCTCATTTCTGAGGTGGGAGCATTCCATTTACAATGGTATTTTCCGGAGTGACAAGTTGGCTGAACTACTTTCCTGGCAGATTGACAATCGGGGAAAAGGGTTCTGTCCAGATGGCAAACTTAAGTATCGTGTTGAAGGGCGCAGGTTTTCAGGTGATATGAACACTGGGCTTGGGAATTGTCTCATTATGTGTGCCATGGTCTATTCTTATGCTTCCCACAAGGGCATCAAGATTAACCTCGCAAACAATGGTGATGATTGCGTTGTGTTCATGGAGTCTGAGGACTATGATGGATTTGTGTGTGGTATGCGCGAGTGGTTTCTCGAGCTTGGGTTTCGTCTCACTGCTGAGCCTCCTGCTTATAATTTTGAGGCTATTGAATTTTGTCAGATGCATCCGGTCTTTATTGGGGACGAGTGGCGTATGGTGCGCACTCCCAAGGTCGCTTTTGAGAAGGACACCATGTGCACTCTGTCTGTTAGTGATGATGAGTATCTTAGTTGGCTTGCTGGTGTCGCTGATTGTGGCCTGGCCACTGCCAGCGGTGTTCCTGTTATGCAGTCGTTCTATCTCAATCTTCGCATGGCAGCAGGGTCACGTGTTGCGCCAGATCGACTTGTGGAGTACACGGGCATGAAGCACTTGTCTCGGGGTATGTCGTCTAAGGTTGTTCCAGTTACGGACGCAAGTAGGTATTCCTTCTGGCTTGCGTTCGGGGTTGATCCAGACACTCAAGTTGCTATTGAGGAAGAACTGCTTCATTGTAGGGAAACCCGGTTGCTTGATGGGTTTGTTCCAACCTGCTGGCCTCTAGATGCAACCCCACCATCAAATTATCAAAAAACAAAAACATCCAAATTTATCAATCATGGCTCAACCACGTTCGGCAAAGAAAAGTAAAGGTCCTAAGGTCCAACACGTTTTTCGTAACGTTCGCGAGGCCTCTGTTGTTGATGCTTCAGCAGCCTCCCCTGGAGTTGCCAATATAAGCACTGATGGCACGGGTCAAGCGAGTGGTTACATCGTGATCTCTCCTTTGGGCATTGGTTATCCTGTCTTTACTTCTTCTTCTGCTACAGGTCCTATTACCGTTGCACGAGCCAATTTGCAATCCCCAAGGCTTCCGTGGTTGTATAACACTTCCCGCAACTTTGAGCGCTATCGCATCACGCGTTGCGTTGCCATATTTGTCGGTAATACTAGTGCTAACACTACGGGAACGTTGGGAGTTGCCACAACTACTGATTATGCCGACTATATCAACAATGTTACCCTTGCGACAACCAGTGGTGGGAAGACGTTTCCCATTGCTCAGACCGGCAGTAAGGATTTGAGAATTCAATGTGATATCGATTCGTCCTGGAAGAAGGTCTCTTCTAGTACTTACGCCACTTTAACTGGTGTTGGGGGATCGTTCATCCCTACCAACACCGTTAATGATTTAATGGTCACATTTCTTTCTTATTCTATTGTAGGTGCTACTGCTGGAGCCACTGTTGGACAGTTTTCATTTGAGTATGATGTGGAGTTTCGTGATCCAATTTCGTATGGACAGAACAATTGATGCTTTCTTGGTTTGTTTTGTTTTCTTTACACTTCGTTTTATAATGCCTCTACAACGCGCTGTAGTTGCTCAACATTGTTCCACGTCGGGAACATAGGCACCAAAAACACTAAACCCTCCATGGTTTTCCAGTCTGAAGCATGGTGGTTGATGGCTGTTTCCACAGAAACAGAACACTAGAGGATATACCAGAGTAGTCTGGGGGGCCCTCGTGAGTGCAGTCAGGATTATTATACGGCTTCGGTCGCCC